GGGGTTCCGCGAAGCCAATCGCGACCAAGTTTTTCTTATGACACCAACTGAGGAGGTTTCTAATGGCTGACGGGGGGTTAACAACAATGTTGGTAATATCTGCGCTGGCCACCGCCGCCTCGACCGGAATCGCCATGTATTCCGCCAACGAGCAGTCAAAATCCCAAGCCGCCATCGCCGAATACAACCGCATCCAGAACGAGCAGAACGCCGCATGGCAGCGCATGGCAGCGGAGCGGGCCGCGCAGGCGGATCAGTTCAATTCGCAGATGTCCATGTTCAACGCGCAGTCGCAGGCCGACCAGGCGAACATGAACAATGTCCTCGTTCAGCAGCAATCCCAGCAACTCCGCGCCCAAGCCGATGGCGAGGATCGCCAAGCCCGCGAGCAAGCCGACCGCATCCGCGCCGAGAAGGCCCGCATCCTCGGACTCCAACGCTCCCAATACGCCGCCGGGGGCGTGACCACCGAGGGTTCTCCTCTTGCAGTTTTGGCTGATACCGCCAATCTCTACGAAATGCAGGTCGCCGATACCCGTCTCCTCGCCAATCTCTCCTCGGAGAAAAAACGCTACGAGGCCGGGATGAACGAACTCGTCGGCGATTTCAATTTGAATTCCGAACTCTTCGCCTCGGCGATGAACAAAAAAGCCGCGCAGATCAGCTTCAACGACGCGCAGTTCACAGAGAAAGCCGCAGGAGCAGGCTACCGAATCAATATGCGCCAAGCCGCCATCGAGCAGATGGCAGGCAACGCCACCGCCCGCGCCACCGCGATAGGCGGCTACTCCGCGCTGGCCAGCGGCATCGGTTCTGTCGCCAACACCGGAATGACCGCCTACGGAAGCTCTGCGTCCAAATCAACCGCCAAACAATACGATGGATATGTGTCCAACAATGGAAACCTCGTTGGATACCGCCGCGCAACAATAGCTTAAAAATGCCCGCCATCCGACTCGCCGACATCCCCAACGCAGGCCCGCAAGCCCTCGGACCATCGACCGGCATCCTCGCCCCGCAAGCCGCACAGCTTGGCCGCGCCGCCATGATCGACCCGAGCGGAATGCGAAACGCCGCGCAGTCGATGCTCACGCAGACCTTGGAACTCGATGCTTTCTCCCAAGAAGCCCGCGCCATGGGCAAATTCGCCGACTCCATCGGCGGACTGGGCGATGTCGCCATGAAGTGGGGCCAGAAAATGGCGCAAGCCAAAGACACCGCCGACCTCGCCCGCGCCGAGACCCTCATGCGCTCGGCCTTTGAGAAGCAGCAGAACGAGCAGATGAACACGCCGGTGGACAAGTGGCAGGAAAAATGGATCGCCAATGTCCAGCAGACTGAAAAAGCCATCGGCGAGATCGGCATCTCCAACAACGCCGCCCAGTCGCTCGCTCCGGCCCTTGAACGCTGGAACATGATGGGTGGCCTGCAAATCGAAGGGCAGGCCAACAAGAAACGCATCGAAGGCTACCAGCAGGACATCGAGGCCAACGCCCTAATGAAAATCGCCAATGACGATATCGAAGGCGCAATCGGCATCTACAACAAAGCGGTCGCAGACGAAATCATATCGGAACCCCAAGGCAAACTCGCCGTGGCCCGCCTGCAAGACAATTACCTCCGCAAGACCAAGGAGGAGCGCAACGCCAACATTGCCAGCACAATTATTCAAAATCCCATAGGCGCAGAGGCAGACTTGGAAAAGGCGCTAGAAACAGGTAATTCCGAACTCTTCCCGGAACTCACCGAAAAAGCCGACATCGTCCGCGCCTACAGCAACGCCCGAAGCGAGGCTGGCGTCTACCGAAACAACATCGAGGATGATTTGGATCAATTGATCCTTTCCGGGGAACTCACCAAACCGGAAGACATCCGCAGATTGGCTGAAGGCATCCTTCCGGAGCGCCGGATTCTTTCAGCTATCGAAACTCTTTCCAAGACCCCGGAGGAAATTGAAAAGGCTCTCGCCATGCGTCCAACTCTACTCACCATGGTCGAGGCATACGATCCAACGAAGGATGATAAGGATCGCTCCGAATATCTCAAAATCAAAGACTCCATCCGCCAGCTTCCCGAAGGCGAGCGAGGCGAACTCCTCTCCTCCCTGCGCGATAAGTGGAACAATCCGAAGGAAGCCACCCCAGTCACCGAAGCCACCTCCCAACTCAAAACCCTTTTCAACAAAGGGCAATTTGGCACATGGACAGAAGCGGACGGCAAAATGCCAGACTCCGAAGTGCCGAAGTTCCTCGCCGCCGGAAAGAAATTTGCCGGGTTTAAAAACAGCTTGGAAACTTGGGCCAAGGCCAACCCAAAGGAAGCCGCCGACCAGACCAAGGTCTACGAGAAACTTAACGAAATCCTCGCCGCTGATAAAGAAATTCAAAAAACGAAGGCAGGCGGCTCGTCGTGGTGGTGGCCGTTTGGATCATCTGCCCCTTCCAAGCCAGCCACCTCGACCGACGATGTTCGCAAAAAAATCGACGCCCCACCGAAAACTTCCAAGGCCGATAGCATCAACAAAAAATCCTCCAAGGAGGACATCGTCCAAGCCAATCAAGAAATCGATTTCTCCACTCCGCTTCCCGATTTTTCCTAATGCTTTCCGTCACGCCCACGCCAGTCGAACTTATCGACGACGACACAGCTACTCGATACTACAACGAATTTGATACTCTGGAAGGAGCCGAGCGCGAGTCCCGCGCCGAGGCACTTCGCCTCTGGGCCGACCAGAAAGATGCCGACCAGAAACGCGAGCAGTTCGACACGCTCAACAAAATCTACACCGACTTCGATGGCTATGTGAACGATGCCGGGTTGCAGGATTTCGACGAGGACTCCCGCTACCGCACCGCCAACCGGCAGTTCATCGCCTCGCAGTTCGACCAGACTCCAGAGGAGCAGCAGGACATCTACTCCTCCTTCCGCGACAAGTGGACCGAGTCGGTGGCTGGGAAAAAAGGAATGTCCGAGAAGGAAACCTTCGGCCTCATCAAGGAAGGCATCGACGCCCGCAACGAGGTGGTTCAATCGGTCAACGAAATCCCCGGGGACATTGCCTTGGGGTTGTTCGATAGCATCGGCCAAGGCACGGCGGTCGAGGTGCCGAAACTCGTCAGCATCTGGAAAGAACGCAACGCCGAGAAACTCAAAAAATTACCAGCGGGCTGGGAGTCCGGGTTACTCCAAGCCGCATCGGATTACGCCACCGAGACCGAAGGAATGCTTCGGAACTACTCCGAACCGCTCAAGCAAGTTTACGATCACCTAGCAGCGGTGACCGGACGGGACACCGAGCGGGCCGGGGAGACCAATCCGAAATCCATGCAGGAAATCGAGGGGCTTGCTGACACGCTGGCAACCATGCCGCCCGAGGTTCGCGACCGCGCCTATGCCGCCGTGGTTCTCGGAGCAAAGCAAGCAGGGCAGGAACCCAAGGAATTTCTGGAGCAATGGGGTGAATCATGGAGTCGGACGCTCAATATGTTCCGATCCGGTTCGATGGTCATGCAGGAGGATTCCGCTTATTCTGAACTGCAACTTCTCAAGGAAGCACCAAAGGTCTGGAAAGATACCGACACCGGCAAGCTGACCGTCTACCCCGGGTTCGATCAATCCAACGCCAAAGAAATCACCCCCGAGGAACGCACCGAACTGACCGCCGAGGCGCAGAAGAAATTCGACCGGCTGCAAGTTTACCGGGAGCTTTTCAACATCGCCGACAATCAATTCGACCCGATCAAAAAAATCAACGAGGGAGGATTTGGCGGATTCATGGAGGCGATGGCATACGGATCGCCGCAGGCGCTTGCTTACACCGGCATGGCGCTTGTCCCCGGAGTCGGTCCTTGGATGACAGGCGCGGCAATTTATTCTGAAGAATACAACAAGCTGCGCCTTGATGGAGTCAATCCCGAGACCGCCCGCTCGATTGCCGCGCCAAGCGCCATCCTGCAATCGGGGTTGGAGCGTGTCGGTGCCAAGATGATTTTCGGCAAGCTCCTGGCGTTTGAAAAGCTAATGACCAAGATCGGCAACCCGGCGCGAGTCGGTCGTGCCGGGAGTGCAGGTATTCGCTTTGGGACTGCTGTCGTGGGCGAGAACATCGTGGAGGGAACACAGGACTTCGTCACACCGGTCGTGCAAGATGTCGCTGCCGCATTGGGCGCGGATGTGCCAGATGTGGATTGGGGGTCAACGCTCGGGCAATGGGGAACTTCCCGCCTCGATGTCCTCGCCGCAACGATCCCCGGCATCCTCATCGGAACCGGCGTTGCAACCATGTCCGATGGGAAACGGTTCAACGATTTCAACGAGCGGCTCGATCTCTACCGGACATTCGGCATGGACGAAGCCGCGATCAAGCGAGTGGAGGACAACCAGACCCCACAAGACCGGCAAGTCGCGTTGCAATCCGAATACAAAAAACTCACGCCAGACAACATCAAAGCAGGCATCTCCTACATGGAGTCGAAGATGGACGAGGCCAAGTCCATGCAGGAAGACCCGAACCTGCCGACCATAACCCGGGAGCAGGGAGAAAACGGCAAGCCGGTCTTCGTCGTGCGTGACGAGAAAGGCGCGGTCGCCTACCGCAGCGAGGAGGAGCAGGCGGCTATGTCGGCAATTACCCAACTTTTCAAAGGGCAACTTCTCAACGAACGCAATGTGGTTGTAGACCTCCGCAACCAATGGCTCGCAGAAGACCCCACCAATGTCGCCATCGAGTCCGATGGGATCACCGCGCAGGAAAAACTCGAAAAACTCCAAGCCGCAGGGAATGTCGCGCAGATCGAGGAACTCCACCGCCGCATCGCCACTTCCCCATACAAGGACACACCCTACGACCAGATCAACATCCTCGGAGAGGCGACCGTCGAAGACCTCGGAGAAATGGTTTTCCGTGGCGTAATCACGCTCAACCAAAATAGCCGCCCCGAAGATGCCCGCGAAGAGATTCACCATGTCGCCGTCCGCAAGGCGCTGATGAAAGGCTCGGTCACGCTCGACACCTTGAAAGGATGGCTCGACGCCACCGAGACCGCCCTGCCCGACAAGTTCCCCGGCCTCGTTCGCGACAACGAAAACGACATTGTCGAGTCCCTTGCGCGTGTCCAACGCGCCTACGAGGACGGCAAAATCAATGCCGATGAAGAAATGGCGTTGCCTGCATCCTTCGTGGACTACATCAAGCGAATGCTGAAAGCCTTTAAAGAAGTCCTCCAGCGAGCAGTCGCTTTGCGCGGTGCTTTCAAGCAAGGAATCCTTCCCGGTGATTACGAATCCTTCCTCGCCGAATCCGTGGGACTCAACCAGCAGACGATGGTGGACACCACCCGGGAGCGAGTCGGCGGCGAACTGGCACAAGGCACCTTCAACTACTCGGTTGGGCAACGAGTTTCGACTGATACCAACCCATACCCCATGGAGCAGAAGGGCAAGTGGTGGGCTAACGAGGATTTCGCGCAGCGTGGCGGGCAGATCGTGACCATGTCGCCCGACGAATTCCTTTCACAGGTCAGACCGCTGGAAGTGGACGAAGCCTCCCGCGACAACATCGACGACCTCAAAAACATGATGCAGAGCGGGCGCAAACTCGACCCGCTGGCCATCTACGCCGATGGCAAGGAAGACGGCAGGCACCGCGCCACCGCCGCCAAGGAACTCGGGATGGCTACGATCCCGGTCCTCGACTTCCGGGCAAACAAGCCGGAACCCAAAGGCAATGACTTCTCCATCGGTTCCCGCGCCAGCGCAGTTTCGACTGATACTCCCTCCATTCGCGCCAGCAACGCCACGATTACCGGACCTGCAAACTACAGCATCGGAGCATTCCACGGCACCCCGCACAAGGTGGACAAATTCAGCACCGAGAAGATCGGCACCGGCGAAGGAGCGCAGGCTTATGGGTGGGGGCTGTATTTTGCACAAGCAAAAGCGGTTGGAGAAGGATACCGAGATCAACTCGGCGGCATTCGGTTGATGACCGCAGACGGGCAGATGGCAGACAACATTGTGTCTACGCCGGGGGCGAAAAAAATACTCAAAGAAGCTCGGGCTTTTTGGAAGCAAACAAAATCGCTGGATGGTTTTGTAAAACAATTGGAGTCATCAAAATCCCAATCAAAGGTTTGGGCAGCGCAAGGCGATAATGTCGAATCCAACTCGCAATATGTAAAAGATGTAGACGAGGTTTTGTCAGCAATTAAAGACACAACCCCAACCCCAACAGGCAACCTCTACAGCGTCGAACTCGATGTTGACGATGCCGACCTGCTCGATTGGGACAAGCCGCTCTCCGACCAAAGTCCAAAGGTGCATGCAGCATTGCAATCAATCTCCGGCAATTGGTTGTGGCAGGACGCAATTTCTGGGAAAAGTGGGGAGCAGGTTGGCGGGGCATTATACAGCACACTTCGCGCCACATTTCCCGATGCGGAGTTTTCACGCGATGGCGTTGACGCTTCAAAGAAAGCCTCCGAAGCCCTCCTCGCCGCAGGCATCCCCGGCATCCGCTACCTCGACGGCGGTAGCCGCTCGGTCAATGCTACAGACGACCGGCTTTTAGAACTTGCCGAGAAAAACAACGGCAACAAGGAAGCCGCTGTCGATGAGTTCATGCGAAGTGTCTATGACACACCAAAGGCCAAGGAGAAAATGCGAAGCGACCTTCTTCGCAACTTTCCAGAACGCACCTCCAACTATGTCGTCTTCGACGAGAACCTCATCAAGATCACCGAGGAGAACGGCAACCGCATCCCCGCATCGGAAGCTCTCGCCGCGCCAGCTACCGGCGCAACCAACTACAGCATTGGGAAAAAGGACAAAGAAGTTGTCGTTAATCCAGACGAGACAACAGAACCCGGCACCCCTGCTCCAGATACTGGTATTGAAATCCTTGATCCAGATCAAGAAGGAGAGGATATTCCGTGGGGGCCGACCAATTACTCAATTGGCCCAAGATCATTGCCGGAAGTTTTTCCGACAATAGACAAAAAACTTTTCAACAAGATCAAGAAGGAGACATCGACAATTGCGGCAATCCACATCGACCGCATGAAGGTCGGTGAGCTTATGGGGATACCATTGCAAGGCGGAATGTTTTACCCGTCCATTGTTGAGAATTTAAAAGCCGGAGTGGTGTGGGCGTTTAATGCTCCAAATGTGGCAAGGACGGTCGCCCGACGAGCTGCCGCCAATGGTGGATATGTGAAATTAGTCCTCATGCAAGAGGGTAATGTTATTGGTAACAAAACATTTACTCATGTATGGTTTGCAAGCCTTGAGCAAAACATTTCAAGCGGAGCGATCACAAAAGCAACCGCACTTGGAGAACTTAATCGTGTGCGTGAGTTGTTTTCTAATCATTCAGATTCAAAACTTTCAACTGGTCACAAGAAAAAATGGAAGTCTTTAGAAGAAGCCAAAAACGCGATTATTTCTTTGCCGCAACAAAAACGCGCATCGACATATTTTAAAAAAACGAAGGTCGAAACAAAAGGCGAAGGTGTAAAAATCGCCTACCAGCAATTGCTTTCCAAGAAAAACACAAAACTTGGAATGCCAGACCCAATCACTCTGGTTGAGCAAATGGAAGAACCGGCATTCAAAGGAATGCCAACCGGGGCGATTGTTGGAATAATAAAAATCGATCCAATTAAAGATAGTGATCCTATTTTAACCGGCCAACAAGCAGGGGTTCCAACACACTTGTCCTACGACTATGTTTTGAAAGGGAAGCCTGTTGCCAAGATGAAAAAAATCACCGTCTTGGATGAGGCTTTTCCAGAAACAAAAAATCAAATACTGACGCAACAGCACACCGATTTCCCTCTTGCGGGTGCAATCAACTACTCCATCGCCTCGCAGCGCGAGATCGACCGAGTAAACGCCGCGCTCGGCGGCATGAACCGAGGCCCGGACGAGCGGCTCAAAGTCTACGAGAGGGCCAAGCAAAAATTCTCCAAGCTCATGTCTTGGAATTCCGATGAACTCGGAGCGATGGCCGACACCGGCTCCGACGAGACGCAAATCCGCCGCAACCAATTGCTCCAAGGATTCGGCGAACTCGACGCGATCCTTCAAGTCCTCCCGCCCGAAGTGCGTGGGCGCGTGGGCGGCTACACCGTCCTCGCCAACATCGCTCCGATGGATGTCTTCAAGGACGGAGTGAAAGTCTCCGAAGCCAAAAACATGGACGGCGCGATCATCAGCGCATGGATGAAGGAAGGCCAAAACATCGGCCAAGCAGGCAAGCAGGTCTCGCTGCCACCAGGCTACACGGCCAAGGAAAACCTCGCCAGCAAGCGAGCCGACAAAGCCCTCGCCGACTTCTTCCGCGACCGCATCAAGAAGATCGACACCGAACTCGAAAAGGTGCTGGTGCGCGAATACACCGAGGCCATCACCAAGGCCGTGAAGCAATCCCGCCCGAAGGCCGGTGACAACGGAGTCCGCAAGTCAACCCTTGGAGCCGAGACGCAGAAGTTCGCCGACATGGTTTACCGAGCCACCCTCCTTGACGACGAGGCCACGCCCAAGCGCATGGACGAGATTGATGCCGCGCTCACCAATCCGGACGCCACCGCCGAGGACATCTCCGCTCTCTCTGAAGAGCTGTCGATCCTCAACACATTTGGCGACCTCGACAACCGTTCGTCCGAGACGCTCGCACAGGGTCTCGACTGGCTCAAAGGTCAACTGCAAATGGGACGCGAAGCGTGGCGGATCAAGGAGCAGGCCCGCATCGACGAGCAGAGGGCGCGTGCCGCAGCGACCATCGAATGGCTCGGCAAAGGCACAGCAAAAAAACGCTTCGCCGACAAGGGACTCATGCAACGCATCACCGAGGTCGGGAACAACTACCTTCTCGACCACGCCAGTTTCGAGCAGTTCGTCACCGCCATGCTCCCGCCGGAGATCGCCGCGAACTTCTCCGTGCGTCTCCGCAAAGCCGACATGGCCGCGCAATCCGCAGAAATCCGCGATGGCAAAGGCATCCTTGATGCCGTCCGGGAAGGCGCGAAAGCCGCCAACATGTCAGCAGGCGATGCCATGCTCTGGCTCAAAGGAGATCAGAAAAATGCCGTAGCCTACCTTGAAGGCCGCAAAGTGAAGGACGAGCGCATCGCCATCGAACTTGCTCAAAAGATCGTCACCGGCGAGGCCGACCGAAGCAAGCTCACCGATGCCGATATCGAGACGCTCCGCAACGAACTCGCCGCACTCCCGGCGGACACGCAAAAAGAATTCGTCACCATCAAGCGTGTCATTTTCCGTGGCGAGGATGTGAAGCTCGACATGTCCCGCGCCAAGGCCATCCAACTCCTGCTCTCATGGAACCAACCGGATGTCCAAATCAAGATGCGGAAGGAAGGATGGACCGATGAAAGCGCAGCCGACCTTAAGGCTCTCGTCAACGATCCCGTCTCCCGATCCGTCATCAACTACCTGCAAGCCCTCTACGGCAAAGGCGTAAGCATCGTGAATCCGGTCTACTCGCGAATTTTCGGCATGACCATGCCGCAGGTCAAAAACTACGCGCCGACTCGGTTCCTCAACGCCAAAGACTCAAAGGACATCGGCCTCGACGGGTCGCCGACCGCCACCGGCACGACTCCGAGTTTTGCCAAAACCCGTGTCACCCACTCTGCCAAGATCGCTGCAGAGGATGCCCTCACCGTGGCGCAAGGCCACATCGCCCAGCAAGCCCATTGGGTCCATTTCGCCGAACTCGCCCGCGAATTCCGCGCACTCCTCTCCTCCCCGGATGTCCGCGAATCCCTCAAGCAAAAGCACGGAGATGCCGTCCTCAAAAGCGCCGAACTCTGGGCAGACCAATTGGAACAACGAGGCGGCAACAAGGCCCGCGAATCCGCATGGCTCAACAATGTCATCGGCACAGCCATCTCCGGCAAAGCAGTCGCATCGCTCGGATTCAACCTCAAGACGCTCGCAATGCAGCTTGAAAACACGATCCGCTTCGGCCTCTCGCTCGACATGAAGCAGATCGCCTCGGCGCTCTCACAACCCGGCAACATCATTGAGGACATCCAGACCGTCTGGGAATCCGATGCCATCCAGAACCGACTCCAAGGAGGCGCAACCGCCGAGGCGCGTTTCCTTTTCTCCCGCTACGCAGGCAAACCAAACTTCGCCGCGAAGATCGCCGAGGCATCGATGACCCCGATCAACTGGCTCGACTCCGCAGGAACTTCGATCTCCAGCGCCATCGTCTACAGGGCCAACCTCGATGACGCCCTCGACGCAGGCATGCCAGAGAACCTCGCCAAGCAAGCCGCACTCAATGCCGCCAGCGAGGCCATCTACCGCTTCGCGCAGCCGGTCAGCTTTGGCCAGAAAAGCATCATGGAAAACAACGGGAATGTTTTTGCAAAAACCTTCTTCCTTTTCATGTCCGACCCGCGCCTCAAGACCGCCATCCTCGCAGATGCCGCTCGCGGGCTGGCCACAGGGCGAGGCAAAGCCAGCGAACACATCCGCCGCATCGTCGCCGTGGAACTCATGGCGCTCGTCTCCCATGTCATCTCCAGCGCATTCAAAGACACCTTTTCAGATGACGACGACGAGGAAATCTGGGGCATCGGCGGCTTTGCAAAAGCCATGCTCCTCGCCCCATTCCAAGGATTCTTCTTCGCAGGATCAGTGGCCGAGGTCGCCCTCTCCAAGCTCACCGGCCAAGGGTATTTCACCTCGTCGCAAAACCCGCTCCTCAACACCGCCGAGTCGGCAATCCGCGCCGGGTCAAACCTCGATGACGCCTTCAACTTCAGCGACCCAGACGCCATGCTCAAAGAGTGGAACAATATCTTCCGCTCGATGGCAGTCACGCCAACCATGGCCGCGCCTGCCGTCCTCCTCAACATGGTCAAGCCTGCGCTCGGCCTCTACCAAAACGCCACCACCGAGGACTGATTTTTGACTAGCGAATTTTGACTGATACCATCCACAACATGAAACCAATGAACTACCTGCTCACACAACTCGGCCAATCGTCAACATGGAGGGGCGTCCTTCTGGTCCTCACGGGGCTGGGCGTCTCGCTTAGTCCGCAGCACCAAGAAGCCATCGTGGCGGCGGGGTTAGGGCTGGTCGGCGCGATCAACATCCTCCGCAAGGGATGACCCCGGGCCGGATCGCCGCAGGAATGATCCTCTTCGCCTTTGCCTGTCTGGCACTGGCGTTCCTCACCTCCTGCGTCAGCGTTCCGATCCCGCCATTCGGCGACCGAGTCGGCGAGATGGGCAACCTGCAACTCAGCGTGTCGGTGAAATACATGCCGGTGCAAAACCCCGACCTCCCCGCAGACGACAACCTGTCCTATGCCTGGTCGAAATTCGGCGAGGCAAAAGCCCTCAAAGACAAATGACAAAGCTCCTCGCCGAAATCGCCGCCTCACAAATCGGAGTCCGCGAGGAAGGCGGGAACAACAACGGATCGCAAATCCGAGACTACCAGCGGGCCACCGACCTAAAGCCCGCCTCATGGCCATGGTGCGCGGCCTTCGTTGATTGGTGCATGCGCGAGTGGCTCCACGCTCCCGGCGTCACCGAGTGGCTCAACCTCCAATCTTCAACGACCGAGGAATGGCGACCAAAGACCGCCCTCGCCTACGGATTCCTCGGCTGGGCGAAGTCCCGCCCCAAAACCTCGGTGATCTTGCACGAACGCGACCTCGCCCAACCCGGCGACATCGTCGTCTTCGACTTCTCGCATGTCGGAATCGTCGAATCCGATTCGGGCTTTCAGATCATCACCATCGAAGGCAACACCAACGGACGCGGAGATCGTGATTCCGAATCCGGTGACGGCGTCTGGCGCAAAGCCCGCCAGAAGACAATCGCCCGGAATTTCATCCGAATCCGCCCTGTCTTGGCACTTTCTGGCACTGCGCCTGTAAGTCGTTCGTAGTCAGTAGCCGTTTCTCGACTCGAAATCGAACGTAGCGCAAGCTACCGCGGGTTCGAATCCCGCCCCTTCCGCTCCTCCAGTAAAGCCTCTGGAGCCTTTTCCCAAGCGGGTCTCCGGTCACCCCTCATCTTTTGCTTCGTGTTTTTTTCTGTTGCGTGGTTTTGCTTTTGAGGGGATGTTTTTGGCACTAGTTGGCACTGACTGCCAAAACACCAACCAACAGAATGAAACACAATCCCTATGCAGTTCGGTTTGAAGATTCGCGAAATCGATGGGTGCTGGATTTGAAGGCGTCCCATTTCGGGGATCGGAAACGGATGTTTTTTGAGACCGAGTTGGAGGCGCATTCGGAGGGGGCGCGGTTGGTGGATGTGTTGCGCGAGAAGGGGCGCGAAGGAGTGAGGAGCGAGGAGGGCGGGATGTCGGTGGCGGTGGCGACACGAATGTTTGCGGCGGAGAATGCGACGAAATCGAAGTCGCATTTCGCGAAGGTCGAGATGCTGTGCAAGGAACTCAATGCCCGCTGGGCTGGTCCGGTCGCGGCGATTGAGCCGGTGGCTTTGACTCGGTGGCTTAACCAGACCTCGGATTCACCGACGACTAGGGCGATGTGGTTTCGCTATGCGCGGATGTTTTTCCGTTGGGCTGCGAGGATGAGGTTCATCGAGCGGTCTCCGGTCGAGGGGATGCGGAGTCCGAAGGCGACCCCGGCGCGAAACATTTTGACGGCTTCGCAAATGAAGGAACTTTTGAAGGAGACGATGCCGGACGAGATTCGGGCGTTGCTTTTGCTAGGCGGGTTCGCGGGCCTGCGGACGATTGAGGTGGCGCGGATGAATTGGGAGGATGTGGATTTCAAATCGAAGCAAATCCACATTCGGCCCGAGGTCTCGAAACAGACCACGGGAATGCTGGAGCGGGTCGTGGACATGACCGAGCCGTTGGTGAAGCGGAGGGAATTTTTCAAGGGGAAGAAGGGGGTGATCGTGAAAGGATCGCTAGAGGCGCTGCATGAGGCGCGGCGGCGAGTGGCGCTTGGGATTGGCTGGGAGGGCTGGCCAGAAAATGCGCTTCGGCATTCGTTCGCGACCTACCACTTGGGTCGCTGCGGCAACGCCGGGTTGACCGCTTACCAGATGGGCCACACCTCGCCCGCGATGGTGCAGCGAGTCTATGCGGTTCCAGCCGTGCGGGCCGACTGGAAGGCTTTCTGGAGGATTTGACCTATGCCCTACGCGAACAAAAAAACGCAGCAAAAGTTCATGGCGAAGCAGTATGCGGATCGCTACCGCACGGACGATAAATTCAAGGAGGCGGAGAAGGTTCGCAAGGCGGATTGGTATCAGAGGAACCGCGAGAAGGTGATTGCGCGTGTTATGGAGAACAAGGCAAAGAAGGTGAAGCGATGAGCGTTATCATTGTTTCCGGTTGGTTGTTTCTCTTTGTGGCGTCTTGCTTATTCATGGGCGAATACGCGCCAGCTGGTAATTGGTGGAACAAAACATGGTTCGGAATTTACATTTTCTGCATGGTAGTTTTAGGGGTTGCCGTGATTTATTTTAGTTTTTTTTCGGTGAAATAAAATTGCCGCGCAGCCAGCATTCATGCGGGTTGGCGGGCGGATGGACGGTTTTGATTTGGGGCGCTGGTCAAGTCCCCTCGCCTGCAGAGCGTCTGTTTAAGCGGGTGAATTTTTATTTCGGCCTGCGGATCATTTGCCCATGCGGTTGTCAAGTGTTTTTTTATGGTAGGTGATCACCGCATTGAAGAATAATTCTTGTGTGGTTTTAGTAACCTCGGCTAAAAGTTTTTTCGTCATGCCAAACCAACACTCCACCGACAAAGAAGTGATCGGATTTTATATCCCTCGCACATTGGCGGCACGGGTTCGCAAAGCTGCCAAATCCCGTGGGCTGACAATCACCGCTTTCATTGAAGAAACTCTTACCCATGCCACTCGCAAAACCATTCTCGCGCCAGAGGACTACCTCGCCATCGCCGAAGCCACAAAAAGAGCTGCTGGCCGTGTGGCTTCCAAGAGAGCTAGTCGCCCGAGTAAAAATTGAGGCGGAAGCAGGCAAAAGACCAACCAGTCGGCAGGTCGAGTTTTTTTTGGAGCAGGTTTTAGTAACCCGCCAAGTTAAAGATGCATACATAAAGTCGCTAGAATAAACAATTTTTTTATAGAAAGGTTTTAGTAACCCATGAACATAATGATGACCGTAGAAGAAGCCGCTCAACTCACCGGCTACGCGCCGTGGACGATTCGGCAGTTTTGCAACAAGGGGATGTTCACCGCAGAAAAGCCCCGTGGCGACCGTGGCGGTTGGCGCATCCTTCGGCCCTCGCTGGAGAAATGGTGGGCAGACAAGCGCCGTGCGAGCCTCAACACCCGGAGGGCTTCCTAATGGACACCATTCTCCGATGCCTAGATTACGCCTTCGATTTTATCTGGATGGTCTCGCCGGTCGTCATCCTCGGCCTTTGTGCATGGAGGTTGGCCCGATGAGTGCAGGATTCGCCATCGCCCTCGCCATCCTCACGCTTGGCTCCTGCCTCGCGAGCTACCACTGCGGGCAGAGAAATATGTTCATCAGAATGCGCCGTTTCGAGGAACGACGCAGGCGATGGGCGGAATGGGAAGATTTCGAGGACTAGTCCTCACCACAAGAAAAGCGCCCCGAAGGACGGCAATCCAACGGGGCAAAGTTAAACCACAAGAAAAGCAGTAATAACAAAATGAGTAACACACAACTGACTACACAAGTCAACACACAAGTCGCCTTGGGCGACATGCAGGTCATGGCTTCGGCCATCGTCAAATCGGGTCTCTTCGGCATGAAGACCCCGGAACAAGCTCTCGCGCTGATGATCGTGGCGAGCGCCGAGGGGCGTCACCCCGGATCGGTGGCGAGCGATTACCATATCATTCAAGGCCGCGCCTCGCTGAAGGCGGACTCGATGCTGGCGAGGTTCCAGCAGAGCGGCGGGCGTGTCGAGTGGCACGACCACACGAACGAGAAGGTCTCCGCGACATTCTCGCACCCTGCGGGCGGATCGCTCCGCATCGATTGGGACATGGCTCGCGCCAAGGCGGCTGGGCTGGGGTCAAAGGACAACTGGAAATCCTACCCTCGGCAGATGCTCCGGGCGCGGGTGATCTCGGAGGGGGTCCGGGCGACATTCCCAGCAGTTCTCAATGGGATGTATACCCCAGAAGAGGTCGGTGAGTTTGACTCCCCTCGCCC